CCGTTAGGTTACTCACAAACACAGTAAGCGGGCTTGCGTTCTAAGTGTAAGCGTGCTAACATCATGCCCACTATGAACAAATCTAAGGCTCTTGAACTACTTGGCGGGTCCGTAACGGCTGCTGCCAAGGCCATTGGGATAACGCCGCAAGCTGTTACTCAATGGCCCGAAGAACTCCCACCCAGGATTTCTGATCGCGTCCATGCAGCAGTGACAAGACTCAAGAAAAAAGCTTCTAAAGCCAACGCAAAGTTGGTGGAGGCCTAAATGTTTTGCGACCAGCCCACGGCCAAACAAGCGCTTCCCCTCCCTGGCGTTTGCGTGGGCTTTGCCCCTGGCCCGTGTGGGCTGGGGGCTATTTTTTTGGTCTGAATCATGCATCAAGACAAATCCGAATTGCGCCAGCTTGCACCCACTGTGCTGTTGCAGGCGCTGGATGCAATCGCCATGGCGAAAAACATGGAGCGCACGGCCTACATCGAGGCAGTGTTGACGCGGGAAGTGAAGCGAGTAGCGCATGAGGCAATCATGGTTTCGCGCTGCCTGCAGGGCAATCCGTTGGCGTCGGATGATCGCGGAGGGTCGAGGGAATGAGCGCAATCCGTACCCGTATCAAGAACTTTGTGATGACCGCCTATTGCCACGGCTGGATGCCTGCATGGGTTGTCACCACAGCGTTTTTCGTCTTTCGATTGAAGGCGCTATAGGTTTCACCCGGCTAGGTTTAGCGACCGAACGACAGCTTGCCCACTGTCTGCCGTGCGTGATTTTTGGGCCGTTGAAAGGGCAATCATGGATGAGAATTTTTGGGATGAAATGCGTGAACAAGATTTCACGTTAGTAACTGCTCCAGCTCGCAAGTTGGCCGTATTTCCGAATAACTGCGGGATGGTTGTTTTGGTCACAGAAGGCGAAGACGAAAAGTGCATTACAGAGATCGACGTTTCAGAAATTGACGAATTCATAACGCTTCTAAAGTCTGCAAAACTGATTGCAAAGCAATTAGATGCGGAGATTCAGGCTGACTACGCCATTTACCGCGCAAAGAATGGAGAGTCTTCATGAGTCAAATCATCCCACAACAAGATGCCATAGATGTTTATGCAACTGGCGATGGGGAAATATGCATTAGCCAGCAATCTGGCTACTCTGAAGCGCCTTGCTTTATCTACATCCATCCATTGCACATTGAAACGCTAATCGAAGCACTGCGAGAAGCAATAAAAGGCACAAAAAAAGGCAAAAGAGATTGCGAGGCTACGAATGGCTAACCAGTGGCTTCGGTTGTGGCATGACATGCCGAATGACCCAAAGTGGAGAACCATCAGCAAAGTCTCTGGTGAGCCCATTTCTTTGGTCATTGCTACCTATATCCACTTGCTTGTTTCTGCATCGTCGAATGGTAAGTCACGCGGCGTCACGCAATGTCACATTGAAGATGTGACATCGGCGCTTGATTGTGACATGTCACAAATTGAACGAATTATTGATGCAATGCAAGGGCGCGTACTGGATGGAAATTCGCTAAAAGGATGGGAACTTAGGCAACCAAAGCGCGAGGACTGCGGAGATGAAGAAACTGGCGCAAAGTCAGCCGCTCAGAGGAAAAAAGAGCAAAGAGAGCGCGAAAAACTGTCTAAAGAATTGGCCCAAATTACCGAAGGTACGCAGAGTCACGCAGCGTCACGCAATGTCACGCTAGATAAAGATAAAGATAAAGATAAAGATAAAGAAATATTAAAACCCCCTAAATCCCCCAAGGGGGACGATGTGCGGTTTGAGACTTTTTGGTCGGCGTATCCAAAAAAAGTTGGCAAAGATGCGGGTCGAAAGGCATTCGAAAAACGCAATGTCGATGACGAGCTGTTGAAAGTCATGCTGGATGCAATTGCGGTGCAATCAAAATCGTCGTCATGGACGAAGGACGGAGGTCAGTTCATCCCAAACCCAGCGACATGGCTTAACGATGGTCGTTGGCAGGATGGAGCGCCGCCACCAAAACCACCTTCCGATTGGTGGAGCGTAGGCGGGTTTTCGTGCGAGGCAGAGGCCCGCAATTTCTGCGGTCCCAGCACGGTGCATCAGTTCCGTGACGGCAAAAAATTGGAGGCCGCATGAACGCTCGCGAAATCTCGGAAAGGCTCGCAAAAGAGGCCGCATCCGTTTCCGCATACCTGCTGCCTGGAGGCAAAAAACAAGGTGCCGAGTGGAAGGCCGGAAGCACATCGGGCGAGTCTGGAAACTCGCTTTCGGTGCGATTGACCGGCGCGAAGGCTGGCATCTGGTCGGACTTTGCATCGGGGGAAAAGGGTGATCTGCTGGACCTGTGGATGGCGACAAGGGGCTATTCGTTTCCCGAGGCGCTGGCGGATGCAAAGCGGTTTTTGAACGTCACGGATTCGATGCCGGAAAAGCCCGCAAAGACCTACACCCGCCCCGCAAAACCCAAACAGACCTCAGTGCCGGTGAGCCGGGTTCGGGAGTGGCTGAACGGACGCGGCATTACCGACGAAACGATCGATGCTTTCAAGGTCCGCGAGGTCAAGCGCAACGGCGCAGTGTGGGCGCTTTTCCCGTACTTGCGTGAAGGCGAGTACATCAATGCCAAGTACCGTAATCCCGACGACAAGAAAGGCATGGGCCAGGAATCGGACGCGGAGCCTTGCCTTTTTGGTTGGCATCTTGTTCAACCGAAGGATCGTTCGGTGGTGATTTGCGAGGGCGAGATTGATGCCATGACGTTGTGGCAGGCAGGGCTTACGGCATTGTCCGTCAACGCTGGAGCCGGGAATCATCAATGGATTGACAGCGACTGGCAGCGGCTGGAGAGGTTCAGCGACATCGTGATTTCGTTCGATCACGACGAGGCCGGGGACAAGGGCGCAGCCGAGGTTATGAAGCGCCTTGGCGTAGACCGTTGCCGACGCATGAGGATGGGCGCGAAAGACGCAAATCAGTGGCTGATGGACGGAGCTACGCCTGACGATTTCAAGAATGCATTTGATGCTGCAAAAACGCTCGATCCGGCAGAGTTGAAGGCAGCAGGAGAGTTTATCGAGTCGGTGATGAACCTCATGCATCCACCAGAAGGCGCGGATTGTTACCCGTATTTGGCTCTGGACAAGCGCTGCGAGTGGTTCCAGTTCCGGCCAGGTCAATTGACCGTTTGGACTGGGTACAACGGTCACGGTAAAAGCATGGTCTTGTCGCAAGTGCAGCTTGGGCTGATGTCTCAGGGCGAACGGTTCATTGTGTTTTCGGGTGAAATGCAGCCCGAGTACCTGTTGGAGCGCATGATTAAGCAGGCCACAGGACTAGGGAAACCAACCCGAGAGTACATCCGCGCAGCATTGGAGTGGCTGACAGAGCGATTCTGGATTTTCAATCAATCCGGCAGCGCAACGGTCGCTCGATTGTTGGAGGTCTTTGCCTACGCGAATCGCCGATACGGAATCCGTCACATGGTCATTGATAGCCTGATGATGACGGATGTGCCCGAGGACGGACCCGGAGCATTTACCGCACAGAAAGACGCCATCCAGAAACTGTGCAATTTTGCGAAGCAGCACGGATGCCATGTGCACCTAGTAGCCCACCCGCGAAAGGGTAGGGATGAGTCAACCGGGCCTGGAAAGATGGACATTGCTGGTTCGTCAAAGATTACGGACGGTGCAGACAACGTTTTCTCGATCTGGCGGGCGCAAAAAGACCAGGCCGAGCCAAACCCATCGGATGCCGACGCCTATGCAAAGTGGGTTGAACTGCAAGGCAAGCCCGATGCACTCTTGACGCTCAAAAAGCAGCGTACAGGCAGGCACCAAGACTATACGCAGGCGCTTTGGTTTGACCCAGAGAGCCAGCAGTACCGGTCGCAAGTCCGCAACTACCACAACCTGCGCTATGTCGAGTACCACGGAACACCCGTTTCGCACGAGGCTTATTGACCACATCCTATGGCTAAAACAACACGATCAGGACTATGCCCGGTGGGCGCTAAAGAAGTATCACTCGGAAATGCCGTGGCTGGACCTCATGACTGGGGTACGGGAACGGCTGGCCGGAAATCCGCAGTAATTTTGGGCGTAGACCCAGGCCAGCACACCGGACTCGCAATCTTCCGTGACGGGAAATTGAGCGCTTTGCGCACGATCCAGCCGGTGGAGTTGGAGGCCGAAATCGTGGCGCTGTGGCCCAGCCGGGTGATTTTCGAGGACTCCCGGTTGCAGAGCCACACATGGACCAAGGCAGCCAGCCGCGCCGCCGCTGCAAAGATGGCCCGCAACGTCGGACAGGTGGACGCATGGTGCAGCCTGATCGTGGCCATTTGCGCCAAGCACGGCATACCGGCCCATGGAATAAGTCCGCAGGGCAAAGGATCAAAGCTGAACGCAGAGCAGTTTGAGCGCATTACCGGATGGACCGCATCTAGCAATTCCCATTCGCGTGACGCCGCCATGGTTGCATGGCCATACCGGGGGAGCAAATGACACCAACCACCATTGGCGCCGTGCGCCTGTTCAATGGCGACTGCATGGACTTTTTGCGTTCGGTACCGGATGGCGCCTATGACGTGGCCATCGTTGACCCGCCGTATTTCAATGGCCCAAACAAGACCGGCTATTACGGCAAGGGATATTCAAACCTGGGAGTGCAGCGTGCAAAGCACTATGTCACATTGCCGGTGTGGGAAGTTCCCGGTACCGAGTATTTCCAGGAACTGCGCCGCGTGTCGCGCCATCAGATCATCTGGGGCGCTAACCACTTCGCATCCGTGTTCGACTCGTCAGGCCCTGGCTGGATCGTGTGGGACAAGCTCAATGGCGAGTCATCATTCGCGGATGCAGAGCTTGCCTACAGTTCGTTCGACAAGGCGGTTCGGGTGTTTCGTTATGTGTGGAACGGTATGCACCAGGGCCAGTATGGCGGGAACAAGGCTCTCAACGAGGCGCGCATCCACCCGACCCAAAAGCCGGTGGCACTCTATGAATGGTTGATGTTGAAGTACTGCAGGGGCGGGCAGCATATTTTGGACACCCACCTCGGAAGCGGAAGCATCGCCATTGCCGCCATGAACTGCGGGCTTCGCCTGGATGGTGTTGAACTGGACCCGGTGATGTTCGGCGCCGCCGTTGCGCGCTGCCAATCGCATGCAGAGGGAAAGGCCAAGCAGTCCGCCATCGAGTTCGATGGATGTCTGTTGCATGCGAAGCAGGAGGCCCTGCTGTGACGCCAGAACTTTTCGTTGTCATTCACCCATCGTTCTTCGAGCGACTTGCAGCCCTGGAAGGCCAAGTAGTTGACGGCTTCAAGGTCCATTCCGTTGACCGTAAGGCCGGAACACTCCGCTATGGGGCCACGCTACTGAAATCCCAGGAACTGGTGCAATTCGCTGGGGGGGCAGCGTGACCCAGCGCGTATCCATCCAATTGTGGAGCCCTCAACAGGCCCACCAAGCAATTACAGGCCAGTTCTGGCCGCACATCAAGGCCGCATTGACAGCAGGCCATAGGCTGATCCTAGAGATAAAGCCTGAAACGCGCAGCAACGCCGAGAACAGGCTACTCCATGCCTTGATCGGTGAAATCGCAAAGCAAGTCGAATGGGCTGGGGCAAAGCGAGAACCCGAAGTATGGAAGCGATTGCTCACAGCCGCTTGGTGCCGTGAGCAGGGTTTATCGGTCGAAGTGCTGCCCGCGCTGGATGGTCATGGTGTGGACATCGTACCGGTTCGCACGTCAAAGCTGACCCGTGGCGAGTGTGCCGACCTGATTACCTACGTGCAGGCCTGGGCGGCATCGCATGGAGTCCGTGTTATCGACCCTGGAGAAATCGAATGATCGAAAAAACGAAGTACGTCCGCAGTCTCAGCCTGATGCGTGCTTACAGGCAAATCAATTAAGAAAGTTATTTATGGGCAAGAAAAATGATTTATCTGGGCAAAGGTTTGGGAAACTCATTGCCATATCTGAAACCTCGCTAAGAGCAAATTCAGGCGCTGTTATTTGGAGCTGCGTTTGTGAATGCGGCAATTCAAAAAATGTAACTTCTACTGGATTAAAAAACGGCAGCACGCAGAGTTGCGGGTGTTTATTTCTGCAAGTAGCAGCGGAAAAAGGGCGTGCAAAGTTCATTCATGGAATGACGAATACGAGCACCTATCGTTCATGGTGTGGCGCAAAGGATAGGTGCACCAATCCAAAAAATGCAAAGTTCCATGCATATGGAGGCCGAGGAATTTCAATCTGCAAACGATGGGCGGATAGCTTCGAGGCGTTTTTAGAGGACATGGGGCCAACTCCCGCAAAAGGGATGTCGCTGGAGCGTTTAGACGTAAACGGAAACTATGAGCCTGGGAACTGCTGCTGGGCAACGCAGCGCGAGCAACAGAATAACCGCAGAAATAACGTAATCATTAGTTTGAACGGCGAGTCTTTGACGATGGCCGAATACTGCCGTAAGCATTCACTAAATTCTGACAAGGTGCAGCAGCGTCTGAAACGCGGGTATAGCGTTGAAAGGGCGGTGCAGCCATGAAATTCCCAAAGCACGAATATGTGCGGAACAAGAAACTTTTACATGCTTGCAGAAAGATACCTTGCCAATCATGCGGGATAGAGGATGGGACCGTTTGCGCCGCACATGCAAATTCAGGAATGAAAAACAAGGGCATGGCAGTGAAGGCTGATGATTCGGCGGTATCTGCGTTGTGCTACCGATGCCACATGGAGGTTGACCAAGGCCGCAGCATGTCACGCAGTGAGCGCACCAACCTTTGGAAGGATGCGCATGTCAAGACGGTTAAACAGTTGCTCAAGCTCGGTCTATGGCCGTTGGATGTTCCTGTACCGGACATTGGGGAGTTCACCGATGGCGAATAAGGTAGGCAAATCCATGCGGCGCATTATCCGCATCCTGCAAGAAGTCGGACCCTGTGGCCGGGCCAGCGTACACGATCACATCCAGGAAATATCACGCCATCAGGTCAGCAAATACCTGCACCGGGCCACGGTCATGGGGTTGGTCACGGTGGAAAAAGGGCTTGGCAGCAAAGCAAACTACAGCATTTATAAAGCTGTGGATAACTGGGAATATCTCGCGGACGCACGCAAAACCAAGCATTTACCCGTTAGAACACCCACCAGCCGTACATTTTGGAGCGGCATTTCCAGCGTTTTCGGAGCCTGAAAATGATTATTGACCGCTATTCCTCCGCCATTAACACCAACAACCTCAAATCAGATCCCCGCACAACCTACAGCCCCAGCGATGTACTCGGGGCTATGGGCCTGGCGTCCAAGCATTACCCGCTCGGGGCGGCGCTGCAACGTTTGTTTGTGGACGGCAAGGTAACGCAGTGCGTCGAGATACTTGCGGGCATGGCGCGTACAAAATCATTCAAGCTGCGCGTGAAACTCCGACCGACGCAATATCAGCAGATTGCCGAAAAGACATTGGCTTGGTATCGGCATGGAACTTGCACAGAATGCGGAGGGACCGGGAAAGAAGTGGTTATGGAGCCGCGCCCGCACTTGTCTGAGAACGACTGCCCGAATTGCTCGGGCACCGGTCGCAGGCCGTTTGAGCCGAATTTCTGCAAGGAAACGTTAGAAATTGCGCTGTGGCTGAAAAACGAAATTGAGCGGCAGCAGGCCATGGCGGGCCGTGCTGCGATGGTGGCTATTGCGCCGATGCTGGAATTGTGAATTGTGTCCCCGGTTCAAAGTGTGATAATGCTACAGCCTGATAATAGCGCGGGTCGCGCTGATAAAAGTAAGGGCCTGTTTTTAGGGGATAAGTGCCTCTAAAAACATCACGCATGCGGATTTGATGAGTCCTCAGCCGTGATGGTTAAGCGCACTGGGTGCCGAGTAACGCTACGCAGCCTGGATGCTGACGTATCGCGGAGAGTGCGTAGGACTGGGTTTGCCCGGTCGCCATCAATCACAACAAGGCCGCCCACGCGGTGGCTTTTTCGTTTTCGCCGGGTAGTCGCTCTACATCCTTTGCACATCCCCCTGATTGCGCCGAGCAATCTACCCGGCTCCCCATCACAACCAAGGACCAATCATGGCCACAATGCCCCCCGCAGATCCCACAGCTGACCAGGCCGCGCCCGAGCAAGAAGAAAGTGGAGGGCTGACGATCGAAATCAAGGTCGCCGCCGATGGCTCCATGTCCGTCGGAGTGGAACCAGAAGGCCAGGAGGCCGCAGAACAAGGCGGAGAGGGCGCAGAGGGTGAATCCGACATGCAGCCCGTCGCATCTTTGCCCGAACTGTTCAAACTGCTGAAACAAATCATCGCCCAGGGCAGCGCACCCGACACCGGCGACCAGACCGAAATGGATGCAGGCTACAACTCGCGGGGCTGAGAAATGGAACTCGAAGAGGCAAAACAAACAATCACAGAGGGCGACAAGACCCTGGACGCCCTGGCAGACGCGCTATTGCAGCGTGTAGCTCAATTCATGGGCGAATGCGTACAAGCGGACAGCTTTTGCGGAGTCGCCACGGAAGTCAAGCGCGACCAGAACGGCAGCATCCAATGCTTGATGCTGATCCCGTGTGACGACGTAAACGGCGACCCGGTGCGCAGGTACGAGCGCGAGTTGCCGCGTGTAGTTGTGCAGTGATATGACGCAAGAAGAACTCCCAGATACGCCGTTCTGGCCGGATCGTGAAGATCCTCTGGGACGAGAGCACGGACTTGAGAGAGTCAGGAAGCTGGAGTACGTGCTACTCGCTGCCATGATCGACAGAATAGCATCTAAAAATCCAGAAATCCGTACGCCAGTGCGTCATGCGATGCTGGAACTCCACGGACCCGCGTATCTTGAAGCCGAGTCAAATTGGAAAAGGCGATTGGGAGAGCTAGAGCGGAATATCGAAATCGAGCTAGGGGCAATTAATGGCGGCGAAGTCGAGTGAGCAACCTGCGGGCAGAAAGAAAAAGACCGGCCCAATCCCAGTCGGTCAGAACAAATTCGACGCAGTAGGGGAAGACGAGATCATTGCGATGATCCGTGACGGAATGATGCTCACAGAGATTGCGCGTAATGTGGGTGTTGATAGGCGAGTGTTCACGGCGTGGATCGAGCAAAACCCGTCCCGTTCCGCGCGTGCGCGTGAAGCCAGGTCACTCGCAGCCGCGATGTATGACGAAATGGCTTTAGAAGAGCTACGAAACGCGGCAGACCCGTTTGAGCTTGCGAAAAGTCGGGAGATTGCATCGCACTTGCGCTGGAAAGCATCAAAGCTCAATCCGAAGATGTACGGCGACAAAGTATCGGCTGAAGTGTCTGGCGTTGATGGCGCTCCGATCAAGATTGACGCCACGCTCTCGCCGGATGAGGCGTATCTCAAGCTGCTTGGGAAATGACGTTTGATTGGAAAAATCCGCGTTACGAGCAAATTTACCGGGAGAGAAGTGAGCGACTGCTCAAGCTGAGGACTGACCCGGCGCTGCTGGCGTCGGTCAAAGAGTTTTACAGGACGCATCCTGTCGAATTTGTGCAGGATTGGGCGATTACGTTTGACCCGCGCAATGTAGAACGAGGGCTACCGGCCCTAGTGCCGTTTGTTTTGTTCCAGAAGCAGCAGGAATTTTTGGAGTGGCTGCATGCCCGGTGGCTGGGCAGGTCTGACGGCGTAGCGGAAAAGTCTCGTGATGTCGGAGCAAGCTGGTTGTGTGTGGCGTTTGCCGTCTGGATGTGGCTGTTTCACGCGGGTACGGTCATTGGCTACGGGTCCAGGAAGGAGTCGTATGTAGACGACTTATCCAACCCGAATTCGCTGTTCTGGAAAGCGCGAAGCCTGATCGACTACCTCCCGCCTGAGCTACAACCGCAGGGATGGGATAGCAAAAAGCATGCGCCTTTCATGCGCATCATCAATCCCGAGAACGGTTCAACGATTGTTGGCGAAGCGGGTGAGAATATAGGTCGGGGCGGGCGAACCTCGATTTACGTGATCGACGAGGCGGCGTTCATTGACAGGGCCGAAGCTGTTGATGCAGCTTTGAGTCAAACGTCAAACTGCAAGATTTACGTCTCCACCCCCAACGGCGCAGGCAATCCGTTCTACCAAAAACGTCACGGTGGGAAGTACCCCGTCTTTACTTTTGACTGGCGTGACGATCCCAGGAAAGACCAGGCGTGGTACGACAAGCAATGTGCGGTACTTGATCCCGTCGTTGTAGCGCAAGAAATCGACCGCAATTATGAAGGCTCGGTTGTAAACGCTTTCGTACCATCCGAGCTAGTCAAAGACGCCATGCAGCGCGGACCGGCCGATGTCATTGCCAAGGGTGGATTGCGCATCGGTGTAGACGTTGCTCGGTTCGGTGATGACAAAACCGTCATTACGTTTAGACGTGGCCGAGTGTTGCTAAAGCAAACCGCGCTCGAAAAGCTGGACGTGATGCAGGTCGCAAGTCGGGTCAAGAGCGAGATTGCAGCATACGCGGAAGTGCCAGAGCAGATCGCGGTTGACACGATCGGAATCGGTGCAGGCGTGGCAGACATCCTGCGCGGCTGGTATCCCGACAAATACGACCGCAACACAAACAAGCGCACGCAGATTGTGGTGGATGTCAACGCAGCGCAGCGCATGTCCAACGGGCTGGATTACAACATGCGGGCGTACATGTGGCGCGAAATGCGCGAGTGGCTAAAGACTGCATCCCTCGTCAACGACAACGATTTAAAGACCGACCTCACGGCACTTCGTTACTTGTTCAAAGGTGGCGAATTGCTGCTGGAAAGCAAAGACGACGCAAAACGCCGTGGCGTCAAGTCACCCGACCGGGGCGACTCCCTGGCACTCACTTTCGCAGTGCCAACGATCACAAACAACACAAAGGCACCGTACATCGCACCGTTCAAGCCCACGGACGCGAGCTTCGGGGTTTTAGGCTAAGGAGTAATCAATGGCAACAGTAGGATACACCGCGACCGAAGACGGCAGCGCCAACGATGGGTCTGTGACGATCTATCAGTGGACGCCGCTCACGACAACGAACGCCGATGGCGCACCGGTCGGAGCGGTTCAATACGCGGACAGATCCGTTCAAGTCACGGGCACATTCGGCGCGGGTGGCTCGATCACGTTCCAAGGCTCCAACGATGGGACCAACTGGGCTGCGCTCAACACGGCCCAGGGTGCGGCAGTTGCTTTGACTGCTGCGACACAGCTCAAGCAGTTAGTTGAGATTCCGCGCTACATCCGCCCTTACGTGACGGCGGGTGATGGGACCACCAGCGTGACCGCAATCATGGTTGCGCGTCGTCAAAACCCCTTGCGTACATAAGGACCGACATGGACAAACTGACCGCTGCGGACGCAATCCGCAATCTCGCTGTGCAGTACCAGGCGATGGTAGACGCAGCCGACGCGCTGCAAGCTATTGGATCTCTGGAGCAAGCTGCAAATGAGGCCCAAGCTGCAACGGATGATGCCAACGCACGGCGCGACCAAGCACTGCAGGACTTGGACAACGCTCAACAAGCTGTTAGCGCAGCAAAAGAGCAAGCCCTATCGATCCTGGCCGAAGCCCGCGATACAGCAGACCAAACGGTTATCGCAGCCAAGTCCAAGGCGGAAACCATCATGGCTAACGCGAATCAGCAAGGGCAGATCGCCATTGATGCAGCCGCTGCGAAAGCCAATGGGCTGGTGTCGTCAGTCTCGGGAAAAGTAGACGACCTGACTGCCAAGGCGCAGCAACTGGAGTCCGACATTGCCGAGTTGGAGGCCAAGCGCGATGCAGCCGTGGCCGACGCGCAGGCGGCTGACGACAAACTCGCTGCGGTGCAATCGCAGATTCGCAAACTCGCGGGAGTGTGACATGCCCAAGGCAACAGCCATTTGCAACTCGATTTGTAATCTGATGTACCGGGCGACCGCTTGGGCGAACGTCGCTGATAACGCTGCGTCTTCTCCGCTGACGAACGTTTATGTTTCTCTGCACACAGCCAATTTGACGGCGGCAACGGGGACACAAACTGACCAAGAGACGGCCTACACAAACTATGCCCGTCAGGCTGTGGCACGTTCCACGGGTTGGTCTGCTGCGTCTGGCGGATCGACGAACAACGCAGCCCTGCTGCAATTTCCCCAGTGCGGGGCAACCGGCGCAACGATTACTCATGTGGCGACCGGAACCAGTGTCTCTGGCGCAGGGGCTTCGTGGCACTTCGGTGCGCTCAATTCCAGCATTGCCGTTAGCTCGGGGATCACGCCTCAGTTCGCTGCGAACGCGCTCGTAATCACTGAATCCTGAGTCTCCATGTTTGAACGCTTGCTGAACCTTCTTGGGAAACCGCTGTATTACTGCTCAGAGTGCGGTAAGGCAGTCAAGGTCATTGGTACAGAGCAACCCATCATCAAGCGTTCGTGTGGGCACTCTGGGATGGTCATTGCGCCACGCAGGGCCATCCTGACCGGTGACGGAACACTCGGGTCATTGCCCATCGGCAAGCGCATCGCATGGCAATTCCGTAGCTGGCTCTCTAACGTGACAGGCAGGTGCGTATGACTCCGACCCGTGAAGAGATCGAGAAGCAAGAGCAAAACCCGCTTGCGACATGTGCAGAGTGCGGGGCGGCTGTCATTGTTCACGATGGGCATTACTTCCGTACTTGTGAACATGCCGAAGCCGGAATCCTGGCCAACATGACAGCTTTGATTCAGGGCATGGGTGGGGTGGTTCCGTAATGGGTTTTTCCGGTGTCCGCGAATTCGCAACCGAACAGGAGACAGTCGGCAAAGAGTGGATGAGCTATTTCCACAAGACCGGCTCGCCTGCACTCACGGCGGCAGGGTTCTGGGCTGATCTTTCCATGGCTGCAGGGACACCAAAGTACAACGCTTATGTGGGCACGCAGGCTGAAGGCACGCCGTTTGTCGGTTCCGGGAACTTCGGCATCTATGTTCCAACCCCTGGGAGCGGTGAAACGCTGCACATTGCAGACCTGAACATTGGCACGCCTTCGGCAACGTTTGCCCCGGCGACGTTTTTGCTCTGTGATTACCTCTATGCCTATCCACTGATGGACATGGATTCGACGGACGTGCAGGCGATGGATAACTCTGTCGCTCCGGTTCCGCGTTATGCCGATGGCAAGGGCGTGCGGGCGATGATTGTTACGACAACACCCCAGACGGCATCGGCGCGGGTCAATGTCAGCTACACCAACGACCAAGGGGTAGCGGGTCAAGTCTCTACGGTGTACACCAACACCAGTAACGTGGGGATGATCCAGGGTGGGTATGCCTCGGGTGGTGCAGCGAGTACCCAAGGCCCGTTTGTCCCGCTGGCATCAGGCGACCAGGGCATGCGCCAGATCGACAGTATTCAGCTTCTGGCTTCTGCCGGGGGGTTTGCTGCGGTGGTGCTGGTTCGGCCCATCGCAGAGATCAAGGTTCGAGAGAATAACACGGTAGCGGAAATCAGCTACCTCATCAACAAGCGCGAGTTGCCAAAGGTACTGAACGGCGCGTATCTCAATTTTATTTTTCAATCGGGCGCTACAGCGATCAGTTCCGTGATCCGTGGTTTTGTTCGGTTCGCCTGGAGTTAAACATGGGTCCATCGACGCCGATTAACTATTGCACTTATTTCAGACTCGGCAATTCCATATTTTTTGGAAAGGCTTCTCCCGGTCGCGCCAGTCGCCCTTTCTTTTCGGATGGCAATAACGTCTTCGTTAGAGAGTTTTGAATGAGGACTTTTCTCACCAACCAAAAATCTATTTCTGGAAATTGCATCGTGCAAATTTTCCTTGGCATTGCCTGGACGGAGGTGCTTTGGGTTGCAGCATTTCGGGTTATCGCACGAATGCAGAAGGAATGCGCCATTTGGAATTGGCCCGACAAGAAGCTCGTAAACGGCCCTGTGTGCCCGGTGGAGCTTGCCTTTCGAGCGAATGCAGCCATAGCCCCCGGCAACGGTAGCGCCGTTCCAAATCCAACAGGCAGCATCACCATTTGTTCGGTCAATGAATTTCCAGATTGTTTCGGAAAGTTCTTTGGAGTAATTGCGGCTGAGCGATTTATGGGTACAGGCGCGACTACAGAATTTACCCCTCCCGGATGGAGGTTTGTAGTAGATGGCTCCACATTCTTGGCAGACGGAATTCGTTCCTTCTTTTTTCATTACAAGCGCCTCGTTAGTTCGATTGTCTAATTATAAGGGAATATCATGGGCTGGAATAGCACTGATGATTGGGTGAACGAAGTCACTACCAACGGTAAAACGACCGGGGTGATTATCTCCAATAAGATTACTGGTGCATCGGCTTACACGGCAGGCCGTTGGTACGACATGAGCATGCTGGCCGGGTTCCCGGTAGCGAATGCATGGGCGGGTACGGCGCTGGCTTGGAAAACATGCGATGAGACAACCGGCAACGGTACGCAGATATTTGGCTTGCCCAATGGCGGGGCTGTATCAACCGACACCAAGCACATGGCACTGGCGTCCGTCTGTACGGCAGTGGCAACGGGTGTACCGGCCTTCATTCAGTGGGTGGACCTGCAAGGCTACTGGCCGGGTATCAGCAATAACACCACGTCCGCGCAGACGCTGACGGGAACTCCGACGCTGCGTTACACGAACGGCGCAGGGTGCCGCTTGTATCAAGTGCAAACCGCTGTAGCGGGGGCAACTGCACAGAACATTGCCATCAGCTACACCGACCAAGGTGGCGCTACTGGCAACACTTTGCCGGTCACCGTGGCAATGACGGCCTCTGCGATTGTTGGGCATATGTCGCACACAGGTACGGCAGCCAACAACTACGGCCCCTTCCTGCCGATGGCGAACGGCGATACCGGGGTGCAGAACGTGGCAACGGTCACCATGTCTGCCGCCAACACCGGCACGTTTGCATTGTGCCTTGCTCGCCCTCTGGGCCTGCCGATTCCGATCACGACGCTGGGCGTTCTTGGCGAACGGGAGTTCTTCACCCAAGCGCCAAGCCTGCCGCGTGTGGTCGATGGTGCGTGTCTGGTTCCGTTGATCTTTGCCGGTGCAGCGGTGGCGGCTTCGACAAACTTTTATCTGTTCAACGAATTCCAATGGGGCTGATATGGCCCTGCTGCACAACACGGTAATCCAAAGCGCCATGCTAGGCCGCAGGCTTACTGGCATTGAGCCGCAGTTGTCGCTGTCGCCGTTGAACCGTGCAGAAGGGAAAAACTTTTATGCAGGGTGGCACACCCCCAACAAAACGAGCGGCATGCCAAACGGGCACGTTCATCCGTCCAGTTGGAAGATGCCCATGCAGTCGGGTGGGTTGTCCTGCTACACCACGGTAACGGGTTCTGGTGCCGTTTCGGCCACCGGGCAGGCGGGGCTGAACATGCTTGCCACGCTGACCGGATCAGGAGACATTTCTTCTGCGCTGGCTTCGCTGATTGTGTCCATGGCGGCATCGATCAGTGGCAGCGGAACGATCAGCAGCGCTGATGCGCGTGCATTCCTCGACATGGTTGCGACCATCACGGGGTCTGGCTCGATCAGTGCTGCCCCCTTGACCGGGCTGGGGGCTTTGGCTGCTAGCCTGACCGGCTCGGGAACAGCGACCGGTAGCACGCTGACCGGGACCGGTGCGATGTCCGCAACGATTCGGGGCTATGGCGATCTGACGCCCGAAGGCATTCGTGATGCCGTGTGGAATGCCTTGGCTGCCAGCTACAACACGTCCGGCACGATGGGCGCAAAACTCAACACGGCCAGTAGTGGCGGGGTTGACCTGAACGCCTTGGCTCAGGCTGTGTGGGCTGCTTTGGCAGCAGATCAGGTTACATCGGCGTCCATGGGTGAATTGCTCAAGAACGTGCCCGATAACGTCTGGAACAAGACCCTGCCATGAACACCGGCCAACGCCTGGTTGCCTTGTCTGGATTGTCCGGAGTCAGTGCAGCGCAACACCTGCTGCACATTGGAACAGGCGCAACGGCTGGGGCTTTATTGGTATCGCGCTCGTCATTGCCCAGTGCTACCGCGATTCAACATTTGATGGACGGTGGAGGTTCTGCCACGGTCCTGTGGGACTTGATACGCGCCAGGCGGCTAGGCCGCAGGTAACACAGCCGCTTGATGCGGCTTTTTTTACGACTAAACGATGCATCCTCAAAAGTACCTCAACAGCGAAGCTCCCCAAGAGCCGACCATTTCTGACGGCGAGAAAGCCGACAGGCTGGAAGCGCTGGGGATTGCCATTGCCGAAAAGCGCAAGGAAGCGGTAGACGCCCGCAAGAACTCGGGCATTGAGGATATCTGGCTGTACTGCGAGGAAGCCTATCTAGGCATTGACGACGCCAACCGCGCCGAATTCTCAGCAGCAAAGTGGGCCAAGCCGACTTCCATGCAAGGCCCGGTCACGACCAACCAGACCCGCAAGACCGATGCCCGGTCTACCGCGTTTGTACGGCTGACATCGCGCTATGTGGATGCCGCATCGGCCAAGCTCTCAGAAATCATCCTGCCTATTGACGACAAGGCATTCAGTCTCAAGCCAAGTCCCATGCAAGACCCATTGCCAGGGATGCAACTTGCCTTGCAGGGACAACCAGGCCAACCTATGCCGCAGGGGCAGCAACCGCCATCGGCAGACGATCAGGCAGCGGTAGCGGCGAAGAAGTCCGAGACACGCATCTATGACTGGATGGTGGAAGCGAACTATCCCGCCGAAGCCCGCAAGGTCATCAAGGATGCAGCACGGATTGGTACGGGTGTCCTGAAAGCGCCATTCCCGGAGCAGCAACGGTCCAAGTCCGTCAAGAAACTGAACGGGGCGATTGCCATCGAAATGGTGGAAAAGATCGTGCCCGGCATGAAGTGGCGCGATCCGTGGGACATTTTCCCGGCGGATGGGTGCGGCGAAAACATCCACGATGGAGACTACATCCTGGAGCGCGATTACCTGTCGCCCAAGAACCTGAAGAAGCTCAAGGGTCAACCCGGCTACATGGATGACCAGATCGACAAGGTTCTGGAAGAAGGACCGGGCAAGGTTTACATCGAGGACAAGGCCGACAAGAAATCCAGCAACCGCTATGAGGTCTGGTATTTCTACGGTGGAATTTCCAAGTCCGACCTGTCACTGACCAATGCGGTTGGAAAAGAAAGCGTCAAGGAAGACACCATCCCGGCGATCATCACGCTGGTCAATGACACGGTGATTCGGGCCATCATCAACCCCAACGAAGATGGCGCATTCCCGTATCTGGTGGTTCCTTGGAGTCGCAGGGCAGGGCATTGGGCTGGCGTGGGTGTGGCTGAACAAATATCCATGCCGCAACGGATGGTCAATGCGGCCACCCGTTCATTGCTCAATAACGCCGGTCTTAGCTCGGGTCCTCAAATCATTTTGGACCAGTTGGGGATTGTCCCGGCTGATGGGTCATGGACCCTGACGCCCAACAAGATTTGGTATAAGACCGCCGAATCGACCGCCAGCAACGTGCGCGATGCGTTTGTGGCCGTGCTGATTCCCAACGTCCAGCAGGAAATGATGGCAACCATCATGTACGGCATGAAGCTGGCCGAGGAAGCAAGCGGCATTCCCTTGGTCACGCAAGGCCAGGACGGTGCCACGACTCCGCAGACCTTTGGCCAGGCCGAACTACAGAACAACAACGCCCATGCATGGCTGCGTAATGTGGGGGCAAGCTATGACGACTGCATTACCGAACCCTTGGTGAAGGCGCTCTATGACTGGCTGCTGCAAGACCCTGAAATTCCAGACGATGAGAAAGGCGATTTTCAGGTAGACGCTAAAGGCTCAACGGCCATGGTGGAGCGTGCCATTCAGGAGCAGGTCATGATGGGCCTGCTGCA